AACCTACAAAACTTTAACGTATGTCGGTATTCCTGCTCTAAAAGAGGATGCTGCGAGACCCCTACTATACCGGGCGCGGTAAGTATAGATTCCCTTAGGCGAATAGGCCTTCGGGACGGATGTCTCTATGCAATAGTTTAATGACCTTTGCACAAGTCATTGAGTTTATCCTCTTCAAAGAGGCGAGTAATTTAGTTTCGAGAAATAATCCCCGACTGGGTCGGGATCGAAATTGACTCCATTATCGTAGACTACAGCAGTCTGACCTGGAGTAACAATCATGCCAAATACTCTTTTAGTCGGTTGGAGGACTGATATTGCTTCCCCGTATTTAACAGCTTGGACCCTAGCTTTCGCTCTATGTCCATCAACTCCCTTGAATTCCACAACAATATAAAAATCCTCATAAGTGAGAAGTAAGTCAACTTCGCCTATACAAGCGAATCTAACATTTCTCTCTACTCGCAGAGGAGATCTTAATTGATATGGTAATTCTTCGAGAAACTGATCAATTTGATCATCTTCATCCAAAGGTGGGTTAATATTGTTAAATGCCTCCAAAGCGCGTTTGTGATAACGCTTCACATGACCTTTGGAGAATTCAAGCGTAGGCTCAGTGGATAGAAGATAAGCAAATATTTCTGATTGAAAACCCGATTCAGAATAGTATTTTTTAGATATCTTTTCAATAAAGAAATCAAACCACTCATTTTGGGTTGCATCGGAATCTGCTAAACCTCTCCCTTCTAGGTAGATATCAAAATCACCAGCTACAATAGCCAAACCCAACAACACATTAAAATGTAATGAAGCGGGAAGCATAGCTATAGAACACTGTTTGATATGATAGTAGGTCTTCGACTCAATTGGGACATTAAATCTTCTACATTTAGCCTTCAACTTTTGGTCATCACCTGGAGGTCTTGTATAATTCCAAGTCCGAAGAAGCAATTGGAAGTGTCTCAAACAGGCATCATGCCAAGATTCACCAGGAAGTTGTTGATACATCTCGATAAGACTTGGTAATGTATCCGGCGCAATATAACCATGCTCAGGTAACTGAGATCCAGGTATAGGAATACTTTCCAGATCAAGAGAAGAAATATCATCAAGATCTCCATAAATAGCATCCATACGAACATGCGTAGAGGATTCAGCACGGAGATTAGGTATCTCAATGCAATCACTTTCTTCAGGGAACTGGTACTTACGCAGATCTTCCATCAAGGTCTTACTAACATGAATAGCAGTCTGGGGCACAGGTTGCCATGTCTCATATATAATACCATCCCAATAGTACATTGCACTATTGTGTTGTTGTTGATACATGGCCCAATACAAATCCCACTTGACATTCTTCAAGAGAAAATTGAACAAGATAGAATTGTAATGGCCATCGGACAAATCAGATAGTTTACCATCAACATCAGATGAAGGTGCAATTTCAGTTTGAGGAGAATAGGTTGATGAACCAGATTTAAAATCATCAAAATAACCATTGAAGGTATTTAGAAATTTAGTTTGCGAGTCCATGTGGGATATATAATCCTCCAAAAGAAATTCAACTGCTGTAGATCGAGAGATTAGTTTTTCTTTCCCAAGGTCATGATTCAACATCCGTGCTCCGCAAACTCCTCCGTTATGCCTATCGGTGCCGGAGTATTCTACGAAAGAAACGGATTCGTAGTCGTGCAATTGAATAACCTGTTGACAACGACGCTGAATAGCTTCTTGGCAATTCATCGTCTTCGTAACTTCACTCCAACCTTTACTAAAATCAATATTAGATGTGAGAATCACTAAGTCAGGTTGAATATACACCTTACCTTTCATCTCACAATTGGGGTTGAGGGCAGTCTTTTGGACATTATTAACGAAGTCGATAACCTTCCGCCAAGGATTCTTGGTGTCCTGGTGCTCAGCCTTCGATGCTGCAATATCATCAAATAAGACTACACGATGTGAGGTGCGAAATTCGGACTGGTACTCATCCGTCTCATTCAGTGTTACCATCTGAAACGAAGTAAAAGTACCATATTCATGCATCATAATTGCACGGGCAATCTGGATAGCAAAAGACGATTTGCCAACACCAGGGGGACCATACAACATGACACAATACGGTTGCTTTCGCAAAGCCCCCGTAGATACGTCCGTTTCCATATCCTCGATAGCATGTTCTATGCGAGCGAGTGTAGTGGAATCTCGTGTGGTTATTACAGGTCGAAGAAATATACGGAATATCTTCAACGTATGTAGCAAATTTTCACGAGAAAATTTGGTACCCTCGTGGATACCTATCTTGGAAGATGTGACTTTCGCCAAAGCTTCTTCGATCTTGCCTGATTGGATCAAATAGAACTTGATCGTCTCAATAGAGGACAGTAGTACACCTGATGTTACTAGGACAGGCTTGGCAATTCTACGCCCAATAGATAAGCATCTCTGCATTAATTTTACATTGTTAGTAATACATAATTTAGTTTAATATACAATAATAGGTGCATTAACCTATAATATACAGAGCTTCAATTTGTTGGGGTATCAACACCCCTGCAGTAAATACTGCTATCTGGCCGGCAGAATCAAGTCAGATGAGTTTTCTCTACCTTCTAGTGCGGCTGAAGCACCGTGTCAGAAGGCAAGTAACTACCTCACCTGGGTAACTTTAGCGTCTCGATCATGTTTCCTACGACCGCCAGGACTAAGGGGCCTGGACCCTAATATACATCTAATTTACAAAAACATATAATCCCTCTTATATTTACATACCTTCCTCAGAGGGTGGAGGATGGTAGGCGTCAATGAGCATGCTATTCATGCGTTCAGCACTGACAGGTTGGATAGTATTCCAAGGTAATGCAAATCGCTCATCTCCCAATTGAGACGCAGCGACAATCCTTTCGCATTTGGCACAAAATTCTTCATAAAAGTCTACTCCATGTAGATAAGCTTCACGAGCTTGCGATTCGAAATTCGCCTGAAACTGCTCAGGGAAAGTCAAAGGAGTATTCTTAGATTTTGTCCACCAATAGAATTTCTTGCTCAAAGATTCCTCCTCTAAAGGAGCGACGATAGCATCCAGCTGAGGATGGTAACGAAAAACTCGCTTCAAGAAGGAAACTTCTTCAATAGTCTGAAAGGGAACAGAGTCTGCTTCTTTGTCTGCCATAGTGTATTTGATGCCCCAACTCGCAAACACCTCTTGGATAGCGGTGTGATTGAACTCGGGGATTGAATCATCAACACCCATAGCATTATCATCTCCATAATCGGCGAGAGACACAAAATTCCTGAAGTTAGGATTCTTAATCTCCGGATACTTCTCATCCATGATCTTAAAGAAAGCCATACGGACCAAGATAGAATTCACAATAGAATTCATCTCAACCGTTAAAGGCTGTCCTGAGGGTTGCCCACTACAAAACTGTAGCAAGTGTCCCTCCCAGATCATAACTGGACTAACAACGGATGTGAGGAAACCACGAAGGTATTCCAGATCCGATTCAGAAGCACCATTTTCACGATAAATTTGCAAAATGATTGCAGCAGATTTCTCAAGAAGAGCTTTAGGAAGTTGAGTATCATAACCACTGAAGTCACCGCACACAAAATTAGTGTAGGAACCCCCTTTGGTTAAATGATTATACAACTTTGTCCAATCATCGGATTGGGCCGCAACTCCAACAAAGCATTCGGACACCTCTTTTTCACGAAGGACGTGTTTCAGAGGAATAATAGCCCGAGTAGCTGCGATGAAGAAAGCCATGTCATTACCATAAACGGAACGAGTTTTGACTTCGGCCTTTTCCAAGGGCAAGACTTCATTCGTTTTAGAAGCCCTTACAAAAGGATCAAAGGTGCCTTGGCCAGATCGCCAAGATTCTTCCAACTTGAAAATATCATTCTCAACGAGTTTATCCAAAACTCGAGGGATGACAGGTTCACCTGTGAGAGGATCAAGTTCAAGGTACTTCGTCTTCTTACCCCCATAACAAACTCCCGAGGAAGTCTGATTATTCATACCGCGAACAACTCCGGTCTGATCACCATCCAACGCCTCTTGCAAGGGTCGGACAGAAAAGAAACCAGGGTTATTCTTCTCAAATTCAGCAGCGACTCCAGAAACAGAACGCCCATCAAGGGTAGTTCCATACAAGTAATCCTTCATAGCTCGATCCATAAGACTAACTGGTGTAGTCGTCTTAGGTTCGTTGAATTTCATAAGAGTGGTATTAATTTGATCAGCACCATTACAGTACCTAGGAGGGCGAGAGGACAATTCGCCAAATTCAGCTTCTATCTGTGTGTTACCATTGCGAAAATAGTAATCCTCAGCACGAGGACGATACAAACTGCCAGCAGCATCTACAACAACTCCTAAAGAAAGAATTGGAGTAGCTGCAACTTTCAATGAATCAGTAACATAATTCGTAGAACCATCAACAATAGATAATTCTTTCAAATTGTTCTTGAACACTGGTTCAGCAGGATGAGA